AATGCAGCTTATGTTGCTGCTGAACATACTTACGGTGATGTTAGCTATAATGGGCATGCTAAAAAAGATGAAGCATATCGAAATGATATGACTAATTTTGGTATATTAATGGAAATTAGAGGTATAGATAAACCTTTTGATTGGTCAAGAAAAGCAGTAGATAAATTACAACATAAAGGTGTAGGAATGTTTTACTCACCCTCACAAAGAGTTCCATCTAAAACATCAGAAGGAGATTATGTTGAATGTCATGTTGTAGATAATATAGATATTTTGTATGATGCAATTGGAGATTATGCAACACACATTGAAGATTTTATTAATGATTTAGAAAAAGTATTTCCAACATTAGGTAAAGATTGGGGTATTTACATGCCTGAAGTAAAATATTTATCACCAGAACCATTAGTTAATTATAAAGATTTAAGTCTTACTAGGTTTCCTAATGTACATTTTGTAGGTGATGCATTATCAGCAAGAGGTATTACAGTATCAGGAGCTCAAGGCACATTAGTTGCAGAACAGATATTAATACTAAAGGATGATATAAATGATTTTTTAGAATGGGCAGATGAACCAGGGCCATGGTCTGAAGAAGATGATAAAATTTATACTGTAGGGGGTTTAACTAATGATAAAGAAAGATCATTTATGGAATTTGTAAAAAAACAAAAATAAAATAAATATGGTTAATTTAACAAAAAAAGATAAAGAAAAAGCTTTAGCTAATGAGATTCAAAATATTAGTAAATGGATAAATCCTAAAGCAAAAGTAAGAAGATGTTTTAAAATTGAAGAAGATGGTTCTAAAACACAAGTTCGTGTTTTACAAATGGGAAATAGAGCAGTATTTCATAGTGAAGATGGTCCTGCTTTAATCAATAAAGAACAAAGAAGAAAAGAATATTATTTAAATGGTATTGAATATGATTATGAAACATGGAATGAAATTATGAAAGGAAAAGAAGGCTTGCCATGGTATAAAAAGCCTGCTCCTAAAGGTATGACTCATAGAAATTAAATTATGAAAATAGGTTTTTGTGGAACAATGAGTGTAGGTAAAACTACATTAGTAAACGAATTAGCTAAATTATCTGAATTTAAAGATTACACTTCTAGAACAGAACGTTCAAAATATCTTATGGAAATGGGAGTACCTTTAAATACAGATAGTACCTTAAAAGGTCAATTAGTATTTGCATCTGAAAGAGTAAGTGAGTTAATGCAAAAAAAAGTAATAACAGATAGAACAATTATAGATGTAATGGCATTTGCTAAATTATCTACATCAATGACTGATGGAGAAAAATTTTATTTTACTGCTACTATTCAACCTTTAATGAATGAATATGATATTCTATTTTATATATCTCCTGAAGGTGTAGAAATAGAAGACAATGGTATTAGAGAAACAGATGCTGAATATAGAATGGCAATTGATAAAGAAATAAAATCAATTATACAAATGCATGGAGGTAAAAAAATTACAACTATTAAAGGTACAACTAAAGAACGTATAGAACAAGTAAAAAATACGGTATCTCAATATGTATAATATATGGCACAACCTAATATAAAACAAATTATAAAACAAGAGTATATTAAATGTGCTAAAGATCCTGTTTATTTTATGAAAAAATATTGTTGGATTCAACATCCAACTAGAGGTCGTGTACAATTTAATTTATTCCCATTTCAAGAAGGTACGTTAAAATTATTACAAAAGAATGATAGAAGTATTATTCTTAAGTCTCGTCAGTTAGGTATTTCAACTTTATCCGCAGGTATTTCATTATGGATGATGGTTTTTCAAAAAGACAAAGCAATATTAGTTGTTGCAACTAAACAAGATACAGCTAAAAACCTTGTAACAAAGGTTAAATTTATGTATGATAATTTACCTTCTTGGTTACAAATTGGCTTTACAGAAAATAATAAATTAGCATTACGACTTAAAAATGGTTCTCAAGTAAAAGCAGTATCAGCAGCAAGTGATGCTGGTAGATCAGAAGCAATTTCTTTACTAATTGTAGATGAGGCAGCCTTTATTGAAGAAAATCGAATTGAGGAAATTTGGGGTTCATCACAACAAACATTATCAACGGGGGGTAAAGCAATAGTCTTATCTACACCAAATGGCACAGGTAACTTTTTCCATAGAATGTGGAATAAAGCAGAAGAAGGAACTAATGGATTTATTCCTATTAGATTACCTTGGACGGTACATCCAGAAAGAAACCAAGAATGGAGAGACAAACAAGACGACGAATTAGGTTTAAGAATGGCAGCACAGGAATGTGACTGTGATTTTACTACTTCTGGTAATACTGTATTTGAAACAGACATATTAAAATTTATAGAAGCTTCTAATATATGTGAACCTATAGAAAGAAGAGGTATAGAAGGTGGTTTACATATTTGGGAATATCCAGACTATACAAGAAATTATATGATAACAGCTGATGTAGCTAGAGGTGATTCTTTAGATTATTCTGCTTTTCATATTATAGACATTGAAGAAGCTAAACAAATTGGTGAATTTAAAGGTCAAATTGGTACTAAAGAATTTGGACATATGTTAGTTGCAATAGCAACTGAATTTAATAATGCATTACTTATAATCGAAAATGCTAATATAGGATGGAATACTATTCAAGTAGTAATTGATAAAGGATATCCAAATTTATATTATTCACCTAAAGGAGATGCAGCAACAAATGCAGATTCATTTTTAGCTAAAGGATATGATATAACAGACACAACAAAAATGGTTCCTGGTTTTACAATGTCAATGAAAACAAGACCATTAACAATTGGAAAATTAGACGCTTATTTAAGAGAAAAATCAATTACTATTCAGGGAAAAAGAACATTAGAAGAAATGCGTACTTTTATTTGGAAAAATGGAAGAGCAGAAGCACAAACAGGATATAATGATGATTTAGTAATGTCTTTAGCAACAGCTTGTTATGTAAGAGACACAGCACTTAAGTTTTCACAACAAGGAATTGACATAACAAAAGCAGCATTAAAAAACTTTACAAAAAGCGCCCCTATGATTTATACAGGAGGTGTAAGTAAAAAGGAAGCAGGATGGTCTCAAGATTTAGGAGATAAAGGATCAGAAGATTTGACTTGGCTCCTCTAATATATTTATAATAAATACAAAAGCATGGCAGATACTAGTTTATTTACAAGATTACAACGATTATTTTCAAGTGATGTTATTATTCGTAACATTGGTGGGAAAAATTTAAAAATCATGGATACAGGTAGGATCCAAAAATATGGAAACCTAGCAACAAATTCACTCTATGATAGATTTACACGTTTACATAAACCTGTAGGTTCGTCTTTACAATATAATCCAACATTAAATTATCAGTCAATGCGACTCCAGCTTTATAGTGATTATGAAGCGATGGATCATGACCCAATTATAGCAGCTGCATTAGATATTATATCCGATGAATGTACTACTCGGAATGAGTATGGTGATGTTTTAAATATAAACTCAGCAGATGAAAATATAAGAAAGGTATTACACAATTTATTTTATGATGTTTTAAATATAGAATTTAATTTGTCTACCTGGATTAGAAATATGTGTAAATATGGAGACATGTATTTAAAAATGGAAGTATCTGAAAAATTTGGAGTTTATAATGTTATACCTCTATCAGTATATGAAGTAGTAAGAGAAGAAGGAACAGATCCTGAAAACCCAGCTTATGTTAGGTTTACAATGGATCCTAATGGTTTAGCTTCAGGAGCAACAAATACAATAAGACGAGACCAATTTAGCTTAGAAAATTATGAAGTAGCACATTTTAGATTACTTACAGATTCTAATTATCTTCCTTATGGTAGAGCTTATTTAGAACCAGCTCGTAAAGTATTTAAACAATTGATGTTAATGGAAGATGCTATGTTAATTCATAGAATTATGAGAGCACCTGAAAAAAGAACATTCTACATTAATGTAGGAGCTATTCCACCAGACCAAGTTGAACAATTTATGGCTGAAACAGTCAATAAAATGAAAAAAACACCTTACATAGACCAACAAACAGGTGATTACAACTTAAAGTAT